TATATCGTGTAGCGTTATAGCTGACGATAATGAGATCTTTGTGGAACAGGTAGGTGCGACAGCTAACATAGATCTAGAGCAGCTTGGATCAGGAAATATAATTGGTGGGTTAAACGCAGTAGCAGGCAGTATGACAGGGCTAGACTTAGACGGAACATCTATGACTTTAGATATTAATCAGATAGGAAACAGTAACAAGTTTCTAGGTGATATGTATGCTGATAGCTACACAGGGTTCTTTAACTTTGACGGTGATAGCAATACGTTTACATCTAAGATGGACCCGAACAATACGTTTGGTGCAGATAACTCTAATGTTAATGTTAATGTAACAGGCAGTACAAATACGTTTACGTTAGATTTAGCAACAGCAGCATTGGCAAGTGGTACAGATTTAGATTGGACTGTACAAGGTGATAGCAATACCGTAGATGCTGATATAGATTACGATAGTGGTACAAACTTCATGGATATAGATGGAGATTCAAATACGGTAGATTTTGATGGAGGAGGATATGCAGGCGGTTATTTCTATCTTGAACAGGATGGTAGCTCAAGGACATTTAACGTTGACCAATCTAGTACATTGGATAATGATTGGCTTAAAGTTACTTCTTGGGGTTCTAATGGTACTATTTGTATTAACCAAGACGATCAAGGCACAGCAGTTGGATGTTAATATAGGAAGTATCACAGAGCTAAACGGAAACACAAGAGTAGTAAGAGATAAACCATACGAAAGTGTGATTGATTTCTCGCTTAACTCTATGGATAAACTTGAAACTGCTAAAGGCAGAATGGGAGTTACGTTCCGGGATGAAACTACCATACGGCTCACAGAACATAGTCAGGTTGTAGTAGATAAGTTTGTGTTCGATCCTGATCCAGCTAAGTCAACGATGGCTTTGAACTTTGTCAAAGGTACTGGGCGTTTCATTAGCAGTAAAAAGAAACGTATACCTAAAGAGAATATATCTATCCACACAAATGCAGCCACGATTGGTATTCGTGGAACTGACTTCACAATCACAGTTGCAGAAACCGGAGAAGCTTTAATAATATTATTACCTGATGAGTTTGGTAATTCTTCTGGTGAGATTACAGTAGACACAGCACTTGGTAGGGTTGTATTAACTAAACCTTATGAGGCTACGACTGTATATAATTTTGAAACTCCTCCTACACCTACAGTAATACTCGATCTTACACTAGATATGATTGACAATGCTTTGATTGTGACTCCTCCTCAACCTAAAGAATTAGAGGAAAGCCAGGAAGAAGGAGCGAGTGCTGCTAATCTTTTAGATGTAAACTTTTTAGAGTTTAACGAGCTAGAAGAAGACGCATTGGCCGAAGACGATCTGGAATATACTGAACTTGATATAGATTATCTGGCAGGGAATTTTCTTGAAGATCTTCTTGATGTTATTCAGGAAGCTGACGAGCTAGGTAAAGCAGAGAAATCTCTATCGGCTGACGGAGTTAAAGGAACTGCAGTAGGGTATGATAGTAATACACAGATAAGTACATTCGTTACTGACACACACTTAAAGTTCTTGCGCCAGATAGAAGATGCACTAGAGATGAAAGTATCTAAGGATGGTTCGTATAGTATACGCATTGAACAGGAAGGAAAGGTTAATCAAATAACCACAAACGGAGGCAGCAGTTCTATGATTAGTATAAAACAAGGAAGTTAATGCTTGACAAAATTCAAAATTTACCCTTATAATATAAGTATTGATGTGGCATAATGTGCGTCAATATAATTTTAACACTTGCTTAATAAAAAGGAGTAAATACTATGACTAATAAATTCTTATTAGACCTCACCAAACCTATATTCTCAAACTCATTTATTGGATTCGATACGTTGTTCAACGACTTGTATCGTATGCAACACATGGACAGAGCTACAGGTTATCCCCCTTATAACATGACAAAGAACGACAACATCTATAAATTAAAGATGGCAGTTGCAGGAATATCTAAAGAAGACTTGGACATTGTTAGAGAGAAGAACACACTAACAATTACAGGTTCAGCCGAAGATGAAAGTACTGATGAAACACTTCACAAAGGTATAGCCAGTAGAAACTTTAAAAGAAGTTTTAATCTTGCCGATGATATTGAAATCAAAGATGCAAAACTAAAAGATGGAATGTTGTCCATTGAATTAGAACGTGTAGTTCCAGAAGAAGATAAGCCAGTAGCTATTAAAATTTCTTAACAGCTTACTGTTTATCTTGTAAGGCTTGTATCTCTCTCTGCAAATAAGCGTGTAGAGTAGCAAGTTTTTCTTTGCTTTTTTTAATTACGTTACGAACTACCCAAGCTTCGTCTGAGTGAAAAATTTCATCTATGTGTTTTTCAGGAAGCTGGGATAGTTCCGTAACAATTTGATTCTTCCGATTGAGAAGTACTTTAAAGCTTATTAAGTTTGCTTCGGTCTTTTTAATTTTCTTAGGCATTAAAGTATCTCACATATACCTGCACTACATGCAAGCTCTTTTGTATTCTCAGTCATGTCTTCAGTTTCATATTCAGTAATCTTAGACCAATCAACAACATCCGTTGTCTTCTTTAACCACTTCCTATACTCATGGTAACTTATCTCTTGGTAAGGGGCTTGCTTATATGAGTGATCTGAATAAGGAAGGAAAGAAATACCCGACACATCATCAAAGTTTTTATGTACCCATGCACCCACTTCTAACCATTCGTCTTCTTTAACAGAGATAGTAACAGATGGTTTATGTTCACACCATTTATCCTGGTAATCTTTCCAGATATTTAAATGCTCGATAGCTGTAAAGTCTTTTCTAGTTAATGCACCTTTAGGGCTTTTAATAGGGAAGTAAAACACATAAGTATGATCTGGTTTCGTAATGTCATCTTCGTGATATACACCTGCATCAACCATTAATCTAGCTAAAGGATCTTTCTTATCTGCACGAACAGTACGGAGGTAGTATGGGCTATGTCTAGTGTGAATACCAGAAGCACTATCGACCAGTTGGCTTACTGTTCCACTAGGCTTCACGCAAGTAATAGCTGCGGATTGGGGGATGCCTAGCTTCTTAGCCCATACTCTATTAATAGATATTGATAGATTTTTCAAGTACTCTAAATCTATCTTGCCGTTTATCATATCAATATTATCCATAATTCCTGTTAGAGATACACCAAGTAAAGATTCTTCTTGTGTGTTTTGTTTCCATTTGCTTGTTAAGTATCTAAAGTTTGTTAGTGTAGCTTGGAAAGTACCTAGTATTGTTGCAGCTTCTACTTTAGCTTTCAAAGTATTCATGTTATCAATAGGTCGGACAACAACCTCTGTTAAATTACAAAACTGCTTGTTGCGTAGGATGATTTCACTACAAGGGTTACAGCCGTAATGTGCATACTCTTCTCTTCTTCCGTTCTTAGCTGCTTGTTTCTCTGCAGCTTGTCGGTTAAACATACCACGCTCACCGCTTTTAGATTCGTATAAGGCCAACCATTCACGCATGAACGCACCAGTTTCTGCAGCGTCTGTATAGGCTACAGAGTTATTAGATAAAGCTCGTTGTTGATTATCTTCCCACCAAGCACCTGCTTTAGCATTGCGCATACGATCGTCTGAGAGGTTGCTGAGAGAGATTAAAGCACTTCTCCGTACTCCACCTACGACTACTACTTCTGCGACCTTACACATCAAATCATGGCAGTCTATGGACACTAATTTATGTTGTCCTTTAGATATAGCGTCTTTGAATATATTAATAGTGAAGTCAAATAACTCTTCTAAAGGTGCAGGACCACTAGCCCGACCTCCAAATGTTTTAAGTCTAGCACCATAAGGTCTTATATTAGATACATCCCATGTGGGAATCTGCCCTGCATATAACAAAGATAATAGTTCTTTGTAGGATTTCGCCCACCCTATTTTAGAATCAGCTACTTTAATAACTGTATCAGAATCAGATAGTTCTTCGGGTAAGTTAGGAAGTTGGTTTATGTACTGACGTTCAACACTAAAGCCTACACCAGTACCACACATAAGTATGTATAGTGTTTCATCAAACGCTCTAGGTGTGTCAACAGCCACATAGCTGCAGTTAAAACCTGCTACGTTATCTTGCTCTAATGCTTTACCTGCTGACATTAATGCTCTCATGCTTGGCATAATGTTTAAATATAGTACAGCTTTTTCTAATACATCTCGTACACTATCCCAAGTAGTATCATCTAAACCGTTCTTCTCTTTTAAATGAGCCTCAAAGAAATCAAAATATCTAGCTACTGTTTCATTCCAAGTTTCTCTCCTCCCTATTTCTTCGTTCCATCTAGCGTACCTACTAAGATGTATAAACTGTTGATAGTTGGTTGGTAGTCCTATCATGTTAGCCCCCTTGTTGTATTTAAAGTATATGTTATTAAAACTAAAGATGATGTTGCAGATACCATTAGAAATATAACAGGCATTAAAGCATCCCATAGCTGTACTTCTACTTCGAGTGTGCCATCAATGCCTGCCTCTGAAATATTTAAAATAAGATATAGGAAACAGATAATGCCTTGTGTTAGAGAGAAGCCTGCAACTAAATAAGCAGCAGCCATGTTCATGCTAAATATAAAGTAAGCTCCTGTGGCCATCCCAAAGAACGGAATCATATATAATAATCTAGCTATCATTTATGCCACCCTTTTCTTGTACCATCTTCGTTTCTTGGAATGTCACTACTGGTTTTATCCTCTACCCATAAGTGTATAGCTATAATAGCGTAGTGTATAATCTTTAATAAGTCACCTTGATTCTTATATTCACCAGTAACAGGATTAGGTTTCTTACCATAGCGCATAGCATACTTCATAATGTTACCCATGCAAAAACCAATACCATGTCCTGCATCTATAATAATGTCTGTTGCTTGATACTTTTCATTAGCGTAGTGTTTTTCATAAGTTTTATCTACATATCTTTTTATTTGTTTTATTGTATTTTCTTCGTTGAATTTATAATCAATCATTTTTTAAACTCCTCTGGTAAAGTTTCTTCTGCGTACCATTTAAAATTATTTGTTTCAGCCCATTCAGCATGGGTTCTTTTAGTTCCATCTTTTCTTTTTTTAGCTCCTGGCATTGGAGAGTATGGTTTCTGGAATAGAAACACAAGCTCCATTGTAACAGGTAATGCTTCACGAATCCATATATACTTACTATACTCTGCGTGATCCCAGAACCTACCTTTAGCTTCAATAATAATATTATCTTTTACAAAGTCAGGTTCATATTTCTTTCTAACAACATACTCAATATTATCTGCATGGTGATTCCATTTCTTTAGTACACCTTTATGCAGACTGTACTCCCATTTACTGTCGTACCCTTTAGGTACGTTCTTTTCTCTTGGTCGTACCTTTCTTGGAAATCTTTTAGGCATCTAGATCATCCAAGCTAAAGTTAGGGTTTCGTTTCAATTTCTTTTCAAACCACTTCAAAGTAAATGCACTTAATCTATATTGACTATTAGCATAGAAGTGTGTTTCTTCAGGTAAGAACAAATGTATATTCTTTTTATTAATCTTTGTAGGTTCTTCACCTTCTGGAGTCATAGTCCGCAGCCACGCAACAAACATATCTATTGCGCGTCTTCTTATTCTCTTAGCTCTCTTACCGCTCATATTAATATCTCTTCTACTTTAGGTTCTTTCTCAACATGAGTTAAGTAAGTAACTCCTTTAGAATATTGAAAAGCTCTCAAGCCGTTGCCATCATTAGAATCTTTATGACAATTAAACTTATGTGGACAGTAAAAACATTTCCTAGATATTTTTAGATTACCTGACTTGCCCTCTGGAATAGGATCAAAGCAAAATGTAGGAGGCTTCTTAGCTTTAACTATCTGCTTGATAGTTTTTATTCTGTGTTTAATGTTAGGCTTATCTAGTTCCTCTGGTCTGAACAAAGTTATCTGTCCAGTTTCTTTATTTAAAACAAGGAAGCCACCTTTGGAAGTCTTCTCTGCTTCTTCATATCCAGCAAGCTGTGCAAGATAACCAAAGCTATCGTCTTCTGCTAATGAACCATCTTTAAATTTCTTAAAAGAATAACCCGAAGCTGTTTTAATATCGACAACCTCACCATCAATAACACAGTCCATGTGTCCAGTTATGCCAGATACTTTAACTTCTTTTTGTTCTGATGTGATAGTATGTCCGGCAAGCCTTACAAAGAAGAGCATCAGTACTTCTAATAAATGACCATATAGAAACTTAATATAAACACTTGGCTCTAGTTCTGTTTCTTTTGTTTGTGGTGAATTTAAATCATACCATAACTGTCTATCAGGTTTCCCTATGTTAGACATGCGCAGTCCTTTACTTAAAGAATTATCTCTTTTAAGAGGAGTGGCCCAATGTTTAAGAGCATCTTTCATCGCGTCACCAAACTCGTCTAACTCTTTGTTAGTTATTTTAATTTGTTTTCCTTTAGACAATACGCCTATCTTTTTGTATATGTCTGTTACTAATGTATCTAGATTTTTCATATTTTATTTATGATTTGTTTAGCTTCTTTAACAGATACCTTAAACCATTCTCCTTTGTGTTTTGTTGAAATCTTTTTTAATTTTTTATGCGCTAACCGCTCTGAGTTTTTTTTATTTTTAAAATGTTTAGTATAACATATTTTATAGTCTCTGTGTGGACTAGAAGTTTGAAAGGCTGCACATCTATCTTCAGGAAAAACAGCCATACCTACTTTCACCCAACCTTCCCAAGCAGGGTTTACCATAATATATACGTAACCTTCGATCTGCATCTGTTGTTTACAAAGGTTCGCAAACTCAATCTCTGTTCGTTTAGTAATGTGTTTCCATAATCCTACATGGCTTATGGTTCTTTTAGTTTTTTTCGATAACCACTTAGCTACTGTTCTTGTGGAAACCCCTTTCGCAATTTTTTTCTCAGCTTGTCGTAACCGTTTAAGTTGAGATGGGATAGGTTTTAGATACCCAGCTAACTCACTAAGTTCATAACCAAAATCAATTGTGGAAGTTTTTCGTTTAATATAGTCTCTAGGAACATTAATGCGTTTCACTCCAGTTATCTCCTATGTTGTATTCACCATCCAAAGGACAGTTCATGTTAAAAGATTCTCCTGCTTCTATTATAGATCGAACACCCATAGCACCAATTAATTCTGCTTGGTCTTTAGGTACTTCCATCTGCCATTCATCGTGGATATTTGCAACAAACTTATACTCCAGGTTTGCTTCTCTAAGATGCTTATCAAAAAGTATTAAAGCTTTCTTCATAACCACAGCCCCTGCACCTTGTAATAAACTATTCAAAGAAGCGTGTTGGTTTCGTATAAATATCTTACGACCATCTAGCCCTTTGATGTGTCCTTTTGCTGCTGCTCTCGTAACTCTATCTCTAAGAGATTTAAATGATGGTTGATTATCAAAGAAATATTGTCGAGATCTTTTACCATCTGTTTTAGTTCCTCCAACCACGCTTCCAAGTTTTTTATCTCCTGCTCCGTACATGAGGGCATAGATGAATGTCTTAGCCTGATCTCTTGATTTAAGTCTAGCAAGTTTTTGATTAGAGGTGTGTATATCTCCGTTAATGATTTCATTTGTGTACTCCTTGTCTTTCATGTAGTGTGCTAACATTCTTATTTCTAAACCAGACGCATCTATACCTAAAAGAACATTACCTTTATCGACAGTCCAACATTCTCTGCAGTCTTTACCATAAGGCTTACGAGTGCTTGGTATCTGCCCGGTGTTGGGGTTATAGTGCGTCATGCGCCCTGTAATAGCTCCGTTTGAAATAACATTGCCGTGTATTCTCCCATCTTTTTTAACAGAGTCTAACCAGGATTGTACTTGGGCTATACGTTTTTGAAGCAGTAGAAACTCTGCAATGAGTTTAGCTTCGGGTATGTGCTTAACTTTTTCTAGTGTTGCCTCGTCTACAATAGGCTGCCCTGTTGGTGTAAATCTATTAGGCTTCCAACCAAACTCTATTAAGTATTCACCAATTTGTTTTCTTGATCCTACGTTGAACTCAGTAATCAATGTTCTTTTAAGGGAAGTAACACAACCTGTTTTAACTACTTCTTTTTCTTCATCCGATAAATTAGTTTTCTTTTTAGTGAAGTGGTTGTATCCTGTTTTTTTAGAATAACTTCCATCTTTTAACTGATTCTCTTTTGCATTAAGTAAAATAATATGCTCTGTTTCTCTAGGTTTGAATGTCTTCTTAACTTCCGCTTCTACTTCTGCTTTTCTTTGAGTAAGTTTAGCCAGTAGAATACTTGCTTTTTTATAATCAAAAGCAAACCCATTTTCTATTTGCTTGCTTATTATATTTCTTGTGTGATGTTCGATATGGATAGACTGCTGTGAGAAATCTTTATTCTCTTCTTTAAGAATGTCATATACTTTCTTGTTTATTCTAACATCTTTAATACAGTAATCTAGCATAGCTTGAGAGAACTGTGAGAAATCTTCATGGTCATCTTTAGAAAAATCTATCTTTCCTCCCCATGCTTTTAAGCTGTGTCCTTTATCTCTGGTAGGGTTGAATAACTGTGACATCGTTAGAGTATCTATTATCTTACAATGTGTATATAAATCTACACCACATATCTTTTTAATTGCAGGTATATCAAACCCTATTATATTATGACCAATTAAAACATCTGCAGATTTTAAAAGCTCAACGCCTTCTTTAATTTCATCTGGCTTGAACGTATATAGTCTGTCCTCTTCATCCAAAGCAACAATACACCAAATCTTATTTGCTTCTTGTGTAATTTCTGCTGTAAGTTGGTGAGCAAGTAAGCCGTTTGTTTCTATATCAAATATTAATTTCATTAGAAGTCCACCTCGCTGTCATCTATACGCAACTGGAACTCGTTGTACTCTTCAGATAACCTTCCTGTCTTAGGATCATACACAAGGGAAG